CACGGTGCCGTCGTACATGTAGAACTTGTCCCTACCCATCCAAAATGCCGTATTCGCTACGTACACGGCACTGTTCTGTCCAGCAATCGATAAGCTGTCCCCCAGTATTTGCGCCCCCCAGACTTCTGGAGCACCCAAGTACTGTAAGGAGTACAACGAGGTGTCTGTCCATACCAGAATCTCCTGTCGCGCTTGTACCCCCGTGACGATCTCGCTTCCGTGGGATACCCGCAAAGAGCCTGCTTGGTTGGTCGCGGCCGGAGACCACATAGTGATGTCTTCTTGGTCAGACCACCGGATAAGCATGGGGTCAAGCTCACTACTCCCGATGTCGTTGCATCCGAGGGCAAGCACGAAACGGTTGATGTCAGACACCATGGAGAAATTGACTATGGTGGGAACATCAGAAGCACCCGCCATGTCGGTAACGTACACAGCTCGCGTAGTTACGTCGTTGGTAGCATCCCAGTAGAACAGCGAGCCCCCACGGTAAGAAAACACAAGGTCTTCCCCGAAGTTGTTCTGCGCCCACAACCGCACTGGGCTCAGCGTAGTCCCGCCAAAGCCCCACACCCCGAGTCCGAAGCCGCCGCCACCCCAGCCGGTGAACGGTACTTGGATGTCACTGCCGATGTTGATCTGGTACTCCGCAGTAACGGTACCACCTCCGTTGGCTGTGCTTGATGCAGCAACCCCTGCGTCGATTTCGTATGTGTCCGCGGTCAGTACAGAGACTTCGTACTCCCCGTTGAGATCAAGACCCCCGACGGCTGTAGCCCCACTGAAGGTAACAAAGTCTCCGGTAATGCATCCGTGATCCACGTCCGTGACCAGCACGATGCTATCCCCCAGCGTGGTATCAAACGGATTGGTCAGGGTAACGGTACTGCGAATTGGAGTGACGTCGTAGTAATCGCCGCCGCGCTCAATGTAGAACTTCAGGTGGGTACCTACGCCGACCAAATTGAGCCCATCAAGGGTTACCCAGTTCCACAGCGACCGGCACACCCCCAAAAAGGTGTACTCGGATATGCGCTCCCAGCCACCGATTTTCTCGGGGCTACCTTGGCGGAAACGGATTTTGTCGGACTCATACCACCCGCCTTCGGTGGTGTACCGGGTGTTCTCGCGGTTGACGCCCGGCTTGAGCTGTATCTTCTTGAGCGGCATTACGTAACCCTCGAACTCTCTGCGGCGCTATTACACAGGCCATGGTAATACTAAGGCAAGTGCTCTGCTTCTGCTTCTCTGCGTAGCTGCAAACCCCGCAGAACTCGACCGTTGGCCCTCACCCACCGCCTGATCTCGTGGTGAGCCTCTTCCCAGTCCTGCTCGTTCAGGCGCCGGCGCAGGGTGCTGTTCTTGTACCGCGCCGCGCCGAGGTTGTAGATGAAGTCTGCGATTGCCCCAAGGGCCTCTTCGTTGCCAATCAGGCCGGGGGTCTTCTTGACAGCCTCTGGGACGCACTCTCGCTGCAGTTGCTGAATCAGCCACAGCTCAGCCTCGACCTCGGTGATTGGCTGGTCTTCCATCGTCACCTTCGTGCCGTCCGGCTTCCAGACCGTGCCGTAGCCGATTGTGGGCACGCCAGCCGGACAGAAGTACGGCTTGAGGTACAGTCCCTCAAACTTCTTGCACAACCCGACAGCAACGCGAAGGGCGGCTTTCACGCCTTCTCCGCTCGCTCATACCTGCGACCAACGAACCAAAAAATCAGCACCATGGACAGCATCGACATATCTTCAGCGTTCCAGCTTTGGACAAGAACTTCTTTCCAGTCGCCACCTGCGTCAATCGCCATCTTCATGCTGACGATCTTCACCGCCGAGTACATGACCACAAACCAGTACGTCACAAGCGGACGAACCAGCGCGGAGATCGCGGCGACAAACTTCCCGGCAGCTCTGGCAGTCTGACCCTGCTCTTTCACTGCTTCAGAGATCGCATTCATCTCGGCAATACTCATCGCTGCGTCAACTCTGCGCATCTCATGCTCCATGCGCTTCTCGGCGACACGGATTTCAATCTCCATCATCGCAAGCTCATGGGCTCGCTCGTTCTTGCGGTCGAATGCCTTGAGGAATTCAGGTGCAAGACGAAGCAGCCCGCCAAGGCCACCGCTTGCTACTGTCAGTAATGTTTCCCACATTTATTTGTCCGCCTTTTCGTCGAGCTTGTCGAAGATGCGCTGGAGCCCCTGCTTGATCTCGTGCAGCTCGTTGCGGAAATCATCCTTCGCAACGTAAACATGCGGGAGGTCGCGCACATCTTTGTCGAGTCTGTCGATGGAGGTGTATATGCGGTTGAGAACCCACCCACCGAAAAACGCCGCAACCGAAACTGCAAGATTGAACATCGTCTGGTAGTCCATTTCATCTCCTTATGGTTTGGTTGGCCATTTGATATTTGTTGGGAACTCCGCCTGTTGCGGGACATCGCGCAACGCTTGGCGGTACGCAGCCCATTCTGTGGGGATCGCACTGTTCGTCTCCGCGGCTTTGACCACCACCCAGTCGCTTTCCACGAGTAATACGTCCCGGTCTTTGCGCACTTCGGCGGCCTTGATGGCAGGCGCTTCCTGAACCATGGCGTCAAACTCAGCCTCTTCCTCTGGTGTGAAAGGTATTGGGCCATCCGATGTTGCGTGGTATCGAGTCATGTCGTGGCTCCGTTACGATTTGGCGATGCCGTAGAGGTAGAAGGTGCCCGAAGCTATAGCGTTGGCGCCAGAGCATAAAAATCGAACCCCAGAAACCACGCCAGTGTTGGTGTTGAGGTGCGAGTAATCGCTGCCGTACACGCTGGGGGAAGACTGGTAGGTAGTGGTGCGTGACTGGGCCATTTTCTGAGCCGACGCATTTGCGCTGAACACATTCACAACAAAACTATACGGCCCCGCTAACGAAGAGGGGGTAAGGGTAAACACCGAGGCGGCTGTGGCGGAAGACGTGTTGTCTTGCGAATTGTAGTACGTCGCCGTACTGATGTAAGTGCCACCTATCTTTAGCCGGAAGCACAGCTGGTCAGCGCCTGCCAAAAGTACATTATCCCCAATCACGACGTAATTGTCGTAGCTGGCCCCAAATCCGGTCTCCAAATCAACCGTAGACGAAGACGCTGCGGTAACAGAACTAAGGTAAACCAAAGCTCCGACCGCAAGGGAAGAGGCAATCGTGATGCTACCTGTACCGTTCGTAATGGTGATCCCGGAGCCAGCGGTCAACGTAGCCTTGGTAAGCGTGTTGCCAGTCGTATTGCCGATAAGCAGTTGACCGTCGGTATATGTCGTCTGGCCAGTGCCGCCGTTGGCAACCGGAAGTGTGCCGGATACGTGTGTAGTGAGGTCGATTTTCCCCCATGAAGGGGCCGTACCCACCCCTCCCGAAATCAGTGCATTACCTGTAGCCACGTCTGCCAACTTGGACAACGCCGTGGTGGTCGAGGCGTAAAGGAGGTCGCCGACAGCGTAGGAAGCCTGCCCAGTGCCACCGTTTGTGGCCGCAAGGGTACCAGTCACGCCCGTAGAAAGATCGACCGTGGCCGCGGTTGGGTTAGCGCTCACTACCGCTGCACCCGCACCAGCGCCGTCGGTGTAGACCATGGCCTTTGCGCTGTTGGCAATCGTCACCGTGCTGCCGGAGCCTTGCGAGATCGTGATCGACTGCCCACCCGTTGTAGCGTTCTCGATGATCCAAACCTTGGACACCGTGTTGGGCCCAAGGGTAACGGTACGCGTGGCGGATAACGAAACAGCCGACGTGATCTTGAGGTACAACGCCCGGGTGCCGTCTGCAGTGGCATCAGGCATCGTGAACGTCTCGTTGGCGTCCGCCGCCAATTGCTTGGTGCCGTAGCCAAATGCATCCGCGATCAGCGAGAGGTTGGTGTTGGTGCTGGTGCCCCACGTACCGTCTTCCCCACCGGTGCTTATCTCCTTCAGCCTAAGATCATTTGAATACGTTGGCATGTAGCCTCCTCAATCCAATACGTCCACATCCACCCAGCCGGGGGTTTGTGGGCTGTTTACAGGCGCCCAATTGGGGGATTGGCTGTCGTTTATGTTACCCCAACCTGCGGCCTGTGCATCATCGACGATTGTCCAATTACTTACAACTATGGTGCCTACCTGTCCCGCCCCGGATACCCCAATCGGCGCGACGTTGACCAGCGCACGGAGGATCAAGTAGTTGATTGCGTAGTCACGGGCAATCGTGAGCGTAGTGTTGTACGTCTGGTCCCCAGTAGCGGTAACAGTCTTGCACTGACTGGACAACGAAGCACTGGTCGAAAACGTCCCGGTGCTGGCCGTAGCAGCGTACACAGAAGACCAGTTGCCGTTTGTCGTATCTGCGTCCCCCACAGCGGCTGTAGTGCTCTCGGTGGCTGTCGCACCAAATATCGTATGGCCGTTTGTAACCCCCACAGCGCCGGCGGACATGCTAGTGCTAATGCCGACAACACCAACGCCAGCGGAAACAAAAGCAACGGTCTGCCCCGCATCAGGCACAACTTTCCAAACGACAAGCGCCTTAGAAGTTGTGGCGGGATTGAACGAGACTGTAACAATGCCCGAGGAGAGGGTGTTGGTAACCGCGCAAGTCCAAACCCCCAGCGTAATGCCCGCACCTGCTGCGCCGGGGTCTTGAGTTACGTAATCATTGCGCAAAACCCAAGTGTTGCCCGCGCTATCGGAGATACCGGAAATCGAAGGCCCACCCGAAGCGCCGTTGTTGTCAGCGGAGCACGCGACGTACAACCAGTCTCCAACAGCCGCAGTAACACTAGCACTCGTCGCAAGGCTCGTTGAGGCAGTGGTGCTGGTGGCCGTTGTGACGTTACTTATTGTCAGCGCCACGGCTGGGACCCCTCGTTAACCCAAATGTACTTACGCGATACGGATGATCGCAGCGGCGGAACTAGCGGCGGGGAATTGAATTTGGAAGTCCCCAGAGCTTACAGCCTGATTCC